ACTCCCTCTATTGTGTGAATCCAATCATCATTTGATTCAGCGATCTCATAGAGATCAATCATTTCATCTTCCATAAAAAAAATAGTTTGTGTTCAAATTTAGTATTACATATTGTGGGCAGTTTGGCAACTATCCAATCGGAGGCGCTCCAGCACCGCCATATTGAGCAGGCACAGCGTCCATATCAAATTTCTTTGATGCTTCCTTTTCCTCAACATTTCCCTTTAAAGTATTGAGTTCAATAACAAGTGCCTTTATATCATCTTGCTGTTTGAGTAAGGCAGCATGAACCATTGACTCTAATGTTCTCAATCTTTCATCAAGATTGCCAATAGTTTTCATCGCCGAATTTAACTGTTTCTTTAATCTATCCACCTGACCCAACTTAACTTTTGTTAGTGTCTCGGTATCTGATGTAAGTGAATCGTAACCCATGATTTATTCTTTTTAGTTATTTAGTGTGCTGTATATTATTTAAGGTAGAGATAACCACCCGCCCAATCACACACGTTATAGAGTCTTGCCCTGTCAACATCATCACTCATGTTGAATCTAACGTGTTTGGCGGGTTGCTTCCACCCTGCTGGTTTATATACTTCGCCAGTCTTTTTATCAACGAAAGCATGAACACTAATACTGTCATCAAACTGTCTGTTGACTTGTTTAGTTCTCATACAAACTTTGTAATACTTTCTACCTTTCTCGATAAAAAAACTAATTCTATCTTCCTCGCCTGACTCAATCTTGGTAACTCTCTCCTGTAAATATGGATCAGGTTTTTCAGACATATTTTGATTATGAACAATAGAGCGTAATGAATAATCTCTATACTGTTGTTCAAGAGCACGGCAGAGTTTCTCTGTCCATAGTAGAACTTTTGTTTTGTTTTTTGCTTCGCTTAGTGTTGTCATAATGTAGAATAAAAAAAAGAAGTGGAGCAGAGGAACAAACACAAACCCTCTCTCCACATCTTTATAATAGTATATTTACTTTTTAAAGGCAACCCCCATGTGACACTCCCAATAATGTCACACTCTACCTCTTCGCCCTTCGGACTTTGGATATAATGTTATATCCTGTGTTCCGAATCTACCTATTGCTTCTATCTTGGCGTCAGAACCAAAGTTACTCAAACTTTCAAATTCTGTTGATAGTAGTCTGTTGTCTATCTTGACAACCGCTCTCCAAAGTGCCATGATTGTAAGTAATAGGGTGTCGAGAAACAAAATCCAGTGGCCGCCGTCCTCTAATAGGTGCAGGGATAGATTTGTTTCTCATACTATTTATTATAGAGCATCATCATTTATATGGCAACCCCTCTTTTTCATCAAATGCTTTTTTTCTTTCACTTTGATTCAGATTGACACATCGCCACCCATAATCCCCATTAGTGACAATAGTGGGCATAAAGTTCATTGATAACGATATTCTATTATCTCCTATATTATCGTCATAACCATGATTCAACTGTGATGGGAATATAACTAACTCTCCCTCATTTGATAGGACTTCATTATTTTGATTGTAGTCTGTAATTTTTCCTGTGATAAAATTAAGGGCGGGAGCATTTATGAAATTAGTATCCCTAGTAAAATATGTGGGCACATGATCTCTTGCCATGTCAAAATTGACATAATATATTGCTGACAAATATGAATTGGCATGATGATGTGGGTATTGATAACCACCTTTATCTGAAATGTTTATCCAACTATCTGTAACTTGAACTGCCTCCTGTATATAATCTCCCTTGACTTCCTTAGCATATAACTCTGCCTGTTGTTCACACCAATTTCTAAATCTGCCGTATCTCTCATCATTGTGTAATACTGAATAATGACCAATATGTTTTAATTGATCTGAGTTAGCACTATATGTTATTTGATTTACTTTTTGTTCCTCTATCTCCGCCAATACAGTTTCTTTTACCTTGACATGAAATGGGCAAGGTATGATCGCCACTGGCGTAGGTAATACGTTGATAACTTCCATGTTATAAATCGGGATTATCCCATAGTTGCCCTGATCTAAAGGTAGTCATGGCAGTGTGTCTTTCATCTTTAGTTAGTGGTATGACTTCAAAAGAATTAATATATCTAGGCATAAGATTACTGGATATAGTGATTCTATTGTCTGTGTAATTGGTTTTATAACCATGAACACAATTAGCTGGCCATAGTAATAACGAACCTTCTAATCCTACCACCTCATTAACATTATTATACTTGGTATGCTTATGATTAGTCAACATATAAGAGTAGTAATCAGGATATTTTTGACTATCATTAGGACGATAAAAATAAGTTGGCGAGTGTGACGAATCATCAAAATTAACATAATATAGAGCACACACAGCGGCATTTATATGAAAATGTGGCAGTTGTTTACCACCAGCGTCACACACGTTTATCCAACTGTCTGTCAGTAGAAAATCTGACGTATCATAACCTAATATATTTTTGGCATATATCTCTGCCTGTAATTCTATCCACTCTCTAAACTCTTTATACTTATCATTTGATAACGGCGAGTAGTAATCTAAATGTTCAAGTGATTTGGTGACAGCATCTATTTTCTTATGTTCATATTCATCACCATGAGTTTTAATTTCATCAATCAATAACGACTTAACTCTCTCATGCTCTGGGTACATTACCACACCTAATTTCACTGGCAATATATCAACTACCCTCATGCCCTTTCCCCCATATAGACTCCACAAAGGCAGGGTCTAACATTTCTTGACTACACTGGGAAGTATTAAAACTTACTGTCCACCTATCATGTTCAGTATTATTTGTTCTACTGCCATGCTCTAACCATGATGGAAACAAATATAAATGTTTTTCTTTGATAGGAACATCATAGAAATACATTCCATAAGGTGTTTCTTTTATATTATGAATACACATCATATAAGGTTGTAGAGGCGATACCACGAAAAATTTACCAAAATCTCCGTCTGGTAGATCAAGGTAGTATGCTCCACTAATTACACTTGACTCATGCCTGTGCCTCTCTGTGAATCCACCTTTAGGTAAAATATTATACCATGCACCAGTAATCACAACAGGCCAATTACCCATCTTTTCTGTGAAATGATTACAACACTGCTGAAATGTGGTCAACATTGGTTCAGATACCCTGTCTCGCAGGGGATCCCACCCTCCATGTGAACTCACGCCATTGACTGCTAGTGAGTGTGTTTTACTTTTACCATTAGTTTTTATATGATGATGAAATTCATCTACACCAGGCGCCCCTGTTAAATCATATTCTTCTAATAATGTAGGAAATAAATCCATCTAATTCCACTTACAATAATCTATGTTGAGTACAACTCTTAGGTCAGCATCAGTACATGATGTTCCAGCGTGAAGCAAATCGCCTGGAAATATCACTGCTCTATTTTCTCTTGATTCTACCTTTTGTCCGTCCTCAAAATATGTATATCCGTTGTTATCATTGAAATACAAGACGCATATATGATAGTTTGGCAAATTAGGAAAGGGCGGGTTAGGACTGGCACATGGCCCTGTCACATCAACGTGTAATGGTTTCTCTTGTATGTTTTTTGTTCTAGGTGTAGCATTAAACTTCAATCTGTGTAAAGCAAATGGATTTAATGTAGGAAATATTGGTTTAACTACATTAAACACACTAGATATTGGTTCAGAATCCACATACATGGCGTGTGCAAATTGTGGGCAATTATCATCAGGTTTTACTGAACTAGAACAATAATACCACGGCATACGCCCACCAAAGATATAATCTCTGATGGGCGTAAAAACCTCTGTTGGTAAGAAGTTATCGTAAACTTCTATGCTCATAATTGTACAAGTTCTATCTTGTCGGATTTGTTCTTGTTCTCATCATAACAAACTAACTGAGCATTTTCAAAGGTAGTAGTTCCACCTTTCTCAACTCCAGCAGCGTGTGGTGTCTTATGATCTATCACATACTTTTGTCCATCAAAAATATCTGATTGTAGTATCTCTACACCAGTTAGAGCACACTTACCACCCTGCTGTTCCCATAGTGGGAATCTGAAAGATACAGGAAATGCCCTCTTAGAATCTTTCTGAATTAATACATCTTCTTCTAATTCAGGCAATCTGTCTCCATACTTTTCGTGGTAGTTTCCAAAAACAGTATAGACTCCTAATCTCGCCTCTCTGTGGCATAAGTTAGTTGATCTTTGAGTACCAACATAGTCTCTTACGTTGCTTCCTGACTTATCTTCATATAGAACTACAGCAGTTTGTTTCTTCTTACCTGTAACTGGGTCGGTAGTTGTTGTCTTAGCATTTTTTGCTTTTAGATAAGTAAGTTCAAACCACTCATACAACTTTCTTTCATTATTGATTTTGTAGTTATGAATATATAACCAATCAATGAACATAAAGAAGTCTGTGAGTGTTGCCTCTGATTTTAACACTTTGTTTTTATCATACTTGACACACATTCTTGCCAAGACTTTTATGACCTCTCGAACACGTTTGTCGTTATCATACTCAGGCATTAAGTTATCGTAAGCGGCGTCTCTCTCTTTTTTATCAATATTACCTGATCTGGTAACGTGAACAAAGTTAGTAACCACCCACTGTTCATGCTTTCTTCTTAGTTGTGATTTCTCTGTCCAATACTTATCAAAAAATTCTTTAAATTTTACTGGAATATCTCTTACAGAATATGCTAAGTTACATATTATAGAGTTTCTCCACTCTTGATCGTTTAACGCCAATCCACTATTAATTGATCTAAATTCTTCAGATAGTCTTGCAAAGTCGCCATCTTTTATAATATAGACACAAATATTTTGTTGGTCTAAATGATCTCTGACATAAGAAGGCAGTGTACTATACAAGCGATTGTCTTTTTTTGGACTCCAATTCCTGTAACTTTCGTACTTGATGGCAGGAATAGTATGTTCTTTTAAACTGAGAGCAAATTCATCATTCTTGAATCTTCTGCAACCTTTAGTTCTATTGTTGCCATCAACACTAATGTAAGTGAATCCATTATCAAATAAACCTTTGAAATAGATATAATCGTCAGAATCCTCTCCCTTTGTTCTAGCACAATAGTTCATGCAAGATTCTACATGAGCCAAAACGATTGGCGTAGGAACTGAACCTCTCAAAACAGACTTAATATATTCTCTTCTCTGTTTATCTCCCCACCTTTCTGGCGACTGATAAGATAACTCTAAATAAATTTTTTCCTTTTCTTCTAGTTCAACTAGATTTGCAAAGGTAACAAAGCTATGCTTTGATATAAACTCCTCGCTGTTGAGGTATGGAATGATAGTCATAATTAACTTGAACTGATTTGATGTCGAAGATCCTGAGCAACGCTCACTTTCCAGACGTTATGTTCACTATAATATAGTTTCTTTTATTTGGCAAGTTCTAATCTACAAACATATGAGAACACTTGGGGCAACAGTGAACTTTTTTCTCTTCATACATTTGTTTGTATTCTCTAGGGTGGGATTCTTTGATGATTATTTCATCAAGTTTCTTTACTTGATTTTTCATTCTCTAAAATTTGTAACATTTCGAGAGCACCTTGCACCTTCAAAAACTCTTCTTTCTTGAGTTCAAAATTTCTATTTATTTCTTGTATTTCTGACTGTAACACTTTCGCTCTTGCAGTCAGTTCGTCTTTGTGACTCATAATTTTATTGCTCGCACTTCTATATATTATACCATAATAAATACTATTGGCATGAAAACCGACCAAAATGGATTATAACTCTGAGCAACAGAAAGATTATGAGATAAACTCTAACCCAGAATTACAGAGGAATGAGTTAAACCCTTCTGTGTCAAGAGAGGTCTGTGTTCACGAAAAGGTTTATAAAACTCTTGTAACACTCGGCGACTTTATTTGTTACGTTTGGTTTCACGATAACAACTATGACGATTCAAGGACTGCTGAGGGGTCAAAGAGAATACATATTGTACCTTCTGAGTCAAGAATTGAAGATGAGATAAAAATAAACGAATATTTGAACATCGCCAGTAATGTTTTCTCTGAGGGTGTTGTGTATGTTAATGCGATCTTTAGAAGAAATGGCACTGCCTTTACTGAGAATAAAGATTTAAAAGATTGTGTCAAGTATATGACAGGTGTGGCAGCACACTATAATGCAAGTTCAGATAAGATTGTAGCAATAGATATTGAAGATAACGATAGAATGTATGATGTAACTTACGATACTGCATCAGCAAAAAATTACTCCGACATATCTAATAATGTTCTAGGAGACTTTACCTCTGGGGCAGTGGGTAATGGTAGTTTAGATATATCTAATACCACTCACTTCGCTACTGGGGAAATATCTTTAAGTGCGATTGACACCGCATTTACAAGTGGCAAAAGTATAGGTGCATACTACAGAGGTCAAGGTGTAGGTAACATCACAGCAAATAATAATGTTCCCACAAGTGGAGCAATATCATTCAGTAATCTAAGAAATGCAGTCAGTAAGGTTACTGCGACTGCCAATGGTAATTGGATGCACTTACAGGCAAGATATGAGGTATTTGGAAATAATACTTACACTTCAACTATTACCAAACAACTAAACATCGCTGGTAATGTGGGTTCGAGTGGTAATGATGAACCAGCAATTAGATTCAATAGTGGTGGTAATGGTTCAATAACTTTCCGAATTAACAACACAAGTGGTTCTCCTGTAGTCAGGGGATATGCTGGAGAAAAAGGTGTTGGCGGTGGTAATACAGGCGATGGCGGCGGCGGTAAAGGAGATGGTGGAGAGAATGGTGGTAAAGGTATGATTGTCTCCTCAACTATATCAATGCCAACAGGTCACTACAATAGCAGACTCCGAGGCGGTGGCGGAGGAGGCGGCGGTGGCGGCAAAGGAGGTAAAGGAGGCGGCGGTGGTCACTCTGGAGGCCGAAGATGCTCTGGTTGGTTCTGCCACGGTTCTTACCGTGTCTGTAGTAATAATGGTGGTACAGGCGGTAACGGAGGAAATGGAGGCGGTGGAGGCCGAGGAGCTGGATACTATTGGAATGGTAGTGCTTGGACTGCAAAGAATAGTGGCGAGAATGGTACAGGAGGAACTGCGGGCAGTAATGGAGGAACCAATGCAGGCAAAGGAGGTACAGGAGGCGATGGCGGAAATGGCGGTAATTATGAGTCCAACGCTCAAAATGGAGATACTGGTAATACAGGAAACAACGGCGGAGGTCAACAACAAAGTTGTGGTTCAAATGGTTCTATGAGTGGGCAAAGTGGTAAAGCTGGTGGTAGCAAGGGCAACGGAGCATCAAGACACTCTACCAGTAATGGTGCAAGTTTAAATCTAACCTAGTCCGTAAATATATTCCTTACTAATTCCATCAGCTGATGCAGTCATAATTGTGGCACCAAACACAGCGTTGGAATTATGTTCCCATGTAGATAATTCTTCTGTCCAATCAGATATACTGGCTATCCCTGCAACTGAAGCATTGTGTGATTGATGTCTTTCAGTCCATTTTGATATGTTGTCATTAGGCGATGTGCCCTCTGGAGCATCTTTCATAAAATGTGTAGATAGAGAATACCCAATTTGTTTTAATAAACCATTTTCATCACACTCAATAATCATTTCTGGCAAATAGACTTCCGAATTATCATATAACTTATCCTCTATACTATTAGTCAGTCCCATACAACTCTGATATATTTTTGTATTTGATCTAGTCCCAACATATTTGTATATTTCATCAGACACTTTTGCTATGGGACTTTTTACAAGTCCTATTTTTATATGTTTATTAACTCTACTAATATTAATTGTAACCACATCATAATCGCCATCAGTATTATCTAATATATCCAATAACCCTTTCAGTAGATTATTGTTACCTGTAGTTTCTAAAGCTAATTGACATATTGATTCTATTGTAGGAGCAATCAGGGGTATTGGTTCAAAGGATAACAATTCCTCAACCATTACATTGTTTTCAAAATATAAAAACTTAAAGTTCTGTAGATATGGGAATAACTTATTCTCTCCGAGTGAACCATCAAAGTATTGATATTGACTAACACCAGTAGGCACAGGTTGTCTGAACCCATATTTGGTAGCACTAGAACTCTTCCTTATACCACAACCATTATTGTAATCTACAGTAAACAAGTCTGGATAAACTTCTATGATTTCTTTTACCGCATCAACATCAGCACTATTCAATAAGTTGGGGTACTTACCTGAGTTAGATATTGCAGTTAAATTGTCTAAGTCAACCATTGTTTTCCTTTTTGATAACTGAACCAAGTTATAACAGAATACCTCTCGCCTTGGGTGACAGGGGTGATTTCATGTTTGAATAGGTGATTGCTCGGATAAACATGAGCAGAATTTTCACCTGATATGATATTATAGTTTTCCCAAAAACGAATATTACCACCCTCATAATCTCCGTTGATAGCATAAGATGTAGTTACTGAACCAGCATCAGCGTCAACATCAGCATGAGGAGAAAGATACCCGCCTTCTGGATATTTACATAACCAATATCCTGAGTATTTATCGTATATGGCTGCTGGTAAATTATCACCAATATCTCTGTATATGTTAGGCATCATCTTCATGTGTGCCTTATGAATTAAATTAAATATCTCACCATGTCGAGGCTCTATCTCTACCTGAGCCCTCAGTCCATGTAGATTGTAATATGTGTTTGCTGGTGGATTACTTACTTCTGGCCAGTCGAATCCTCTAATGAGTCCGAGCAATCGTTGATGATCGACTGTAGGAAGAACATTCCGATAATGAAAGATACTGTCCAGTAATCCCACTCTCTCATAATTATGACTCATTGATATTTACGTTTAAGCAATCTGGAAAAATAAATCCCGACATTGATACCCTCGGCACATCTTTATACCAACCTTTCTTAACTACGGCACTGTGCCACATATATGATGGATAGATAATCATTCTGTTAAATTTCATTGGAATGTGATGTTCTTCTTCCCAAACATCATCAATTAGCATTGTATCATTATCTATCAAATCTTCTGCCTTATCAGAAAAATCATATATCCATTCTTTAAAATTCCAATATTCCTCTGTTCGTTTGAATGGTGTATATACTTTCTCCATATTAGTAAGTCCAGTAGCATTATGCCTAAAGAATGAAGTTCCACCCTGTATGTTTTCTTCTGGATTCAAATACAATACTGTTGCAAACATCGCTGGGTCAACGTGTGGTTGGATAGAAATTCTATGTACATCTCTATCACTGTGCATAGCGTTGACTTGATATGAAACCTGTACATCATTTGGTTCTATATCAGTAAAGTCAGTTAACTTCTGAATCATATGTCCAGTAAGATAACTAAGTTCTGGTAAACTAATATGCAATTTTGATTGATAGCCTGGAAATACCTCCTCTGGATCGCCAGTATTAATATCATTGAATTGCATTGGAAGTTTCTGCACCACACTCTCTAGGAAAGCATGAGGATTTTCCAATACATTATCAATCACAATAATCGGGTGGTTTTCCAACCTAGTCACTTCATAATGTAGGTTATCAGAGACTTTGTGAGTCCTATCATCAACAATATTCAGTTGCATAACAAACTTTTTAAATATTTATTCTAAATTTGTAACGTCTTTTAGAGTGTCAATTTCTGCCTTGAGTTCTTTGATTGCCTCTATAAGTACAGGAACTAATTTCTCATACTTAACAGTTAGGTATTCGTCAGTAGGTCTAACAGCAACAGCCTCTGGGAATACGTCTTGCACCTCTTGTGCAGATACGCCAAGATGTCTGCCGTTATTTAATCCTAGATTTAAACCAATTTCATTGAACTCATATGTAAATCCACTTAACTTACATACCTTAGCGACGGCACCTTCAATCTGTTCGAGATTTGTTTTTAATCTCATGTCAGATGCGAAAGCAGTAATGTCTCCACCCACTGATAGATCAGTACCATCAAATGTAAGATTACTTGATGTTGTAGTGCTATTTGATGATGAGTTGAATAAAACTCTGTTTGCTCCACCAACTACGTTAGTTGCAGTTGTGGCTGTGGTTGCATTACCATTTAATCCACCACTAGCAGAGAATGTTCCTGTAACAGTTAGGTTGTTGATACTATTAGAACCACTCAAGGTAGAGTTGGTTGCAGTCAATCCAGATGGGAAGGCACCTGATCCGCCTTGGAATATACCAGTTGCAGTAATATCTTTGACCTTTGTACTACCTTGAGAGTTTCTGGCCATGATAGATGCACCGCTTGACCAGTTAGTGTCTTTGGTAGATAATCCATCAAGTAAGTCAGCATTTAAGTTAATACATTTAGAGGTAGATGCAACCACAAGTGGAGGCACGTTAGTTGCAGTAGATTGGAACTGGAATGACTTGACCTGTCCAGCAGTACCAGCATCAATAGTCATGTTACCACCACTACCAGCACTCAACGCTGTGATGATACCAGTATTAGCACGAATGGTTGGGGCAGTAAGTCCATTACCGCCAGGTGTCATGTTAATTCTCTCTATTGTTGCAGCAAAACCAACAATACAAGTGTAGATACCAGCGTTAGCAAAGATAGTTAATTGTTCTGCTTCGTTGCCTGGGTTGGAAGGATATTTACTACCAATGTATCTTGTTGTCAATCCATCTGAATCAACATCATTACTAAAGAAGGCGTCAGGCCCGATCAAGTCATCAGTAAATGTAATATCAGTACAAGTTAGGTCAGCAATATTCGCAAGTTCAATATCAGCATTACCACCACCAGCGGAAGGAACTGTTAGGTTAGTGATAGTTGCATTTGTAACTGTCTCATTGGCAATAGTCGCTTGGTTAGTAACTTGTAAGTTAGTTGCAATACCACTGAAGATATTAGAAGTGTTTACATATTCTGTTCCAACATGAGATATAGTTGTGATACCAATATCGGAATAGTTTTTAGCAATCGCTGCATCAGTGACCACAATATTCGTAACGATACCCGAACTTGCATACAACTGGTTAACAGCCTCAAGAGTTCCAAATGAACCGTTGTCAGCATTAACAAATGTACCGTTGAATGTACCACCTGTACTCTCAAGGTTTCCAACTTTTAGCGTACCAGCAAATGTACTTACACCAGCGAATGTTGACTTCCATGGCCCTTCAAAGTGTATTGCGGCAGCAGGCTTGAAGGTTACATATGTACCAACAACTTCCATGTTATAAAGTCTGGAAGTACCAGCTTCATGTACCTGAGTATAGTAACCATGATTTTCCCAAGGGATTCCATCATAGGATATACCACCAGTAGTATTGTATCCCCAGAAATTAGCGTTCTTCTTAATTACTAGAGTGTCATAAGATACACCAGCGAATGACTGATTAGCAGCAAAGGTAACAACACCAGCAACAAACAAGTCTTTGATTTTAACAACACCATTGACCTCAAGTGAATCTTGGAAGGTAAATTCATTATCAGATCTTCCAATACCTAACTGATCTACTTTATAGAATGATCTGTTTGTTTCTTGTGAAACTACACCAAATCGCCTCCATTCACCCTCTGCAAAGATATGTCCCAAATATCCACCAGCATTAGGTACACCAGCAAATGATATGTCACCTGATCTTGCAGCATCTACAGGGGTAGAGATACCAACTGTGAGTAACTTACCCTGTGGGGCGTCTCCTCTGATTGATAAGTTGATAGTTTCAATACCATCATCAGATGTATTGGTGATCTTCTCGGTGAAATTAACAGGGCCATAGAACTGTGATGTTCTATTGTTGTTGTCTCCACCCTCAACTGTGAGTGATTCTCTAATCAATACTTCATCAAATACACCTGATGCTCTCTTGATTGTCTCGGCCTCTGCATCGTCACCAACATAGGTGAACACTGGCGCTTCAAGAACTTCCTCTTCACCTGTGATAGATGATAACTTCTTATATCCTGTGAAGAAGTCTCCAGAGTCGTTCATACCAGTATAAACAACTGTACCACCATCAAGTTCTTTCTTCTGTGCAGTCAGTGATTCAGTATCAGATAGAACTCTGTCCTGTTTCTGTGGTAATGATGTGGAGTAGTTTCCAGATCCATAACCAAGATATTCAAACGTATGACCAGAAGCACGAAGGATTGAAGGTCTGCGAAGTTCTACAGCAAGAACTTTGACTTTCTTAATCGTAGTTCCTGTTATTGCTGGGGATGCTGGAGTACCAAACTGTCCACGAAGTATCTCGTTGACATTATCGTTAGTGAATCTTACGACCTCTCCATTGATAATACAGTAATCTCCTCTCTTAAATCCATCTGTAGATGATAGTGTAATACTTGTATCTGTAGATGTTAGTGGAGCGTTAAGAGTTGTGGATATACCTGTATAGAAGTATGAACCTCTACCAGCCAAATTATTCTCACCAGCACTTAATGATTTACCGTTTGCAGATATACCAGTACCAAATAGTCTGGAATCAGTTATTTGATATGATGTGTCAATACCAGCAGTGATGATACCAACATTGAAAGTAATACTTCTGAGTGGTAATCCTTCCTCCACACCTTGAACAACTAATTTTCTATCATCAAATAGTGAGTTCTTAGTTCCTTGAATAACGAAAGCGTTACCAGGCACAAGAGAGTGGTTTCCATCTGTCCTAATTGTAGTAAGTCCAGTTTCACCTGTGACATCAATATAAGTTACACCAACACCAATGTTTGCTAAGTGATAAGTTGGAACTCTTCTGTCATCTCTATCTTTGAAGTATGGTTCTAGGTTTCGAGAAGTTCCAATCTCAACTGATATTGACTTAGAACTAGGAATGTCAACTATCTTAAATGTTCCATTTAACTTGGGATCTTCAAATCCACTTAGGTTCAATCCATCGCCTAAGTTGTTAAAGATAGATGTGACTGAAACAACACCGACCTGTGAAGGGGCACCAGCAGGGAATGCTGAGACTGTCATAGTATTACCTATACCATAACCACAACCACCATCTAATAATGATACGTCAGTAATTGTACCAGCAGCAGAAACAGTAATCTTAGCAGATGCGTTTGCACCAATTAGTGCATTATTTTCTAGATCCGCAGCATATATGACTGTTGCAATTCCAGATCCGTTATTGTATCCAGCGCCAGGAGTTATGAGTTCTAATGACTTGATTGAGTTGTAGTTATGTTCAACGTCAGTGAATAATGTGACAGTGGTATTACCTGTACCAGTAATGACAGCACCAGTTGCTGCATAACCCACCTGTTGTCCCTGCATGAAGTATCCAAGAGACTCTTTGGTGATTGATTTCTTCTTATCACTTGTTACAACATCACCAATGATAGATGCACTAGAATGAGTGATAGATGGTTCTGGATCTGATTCATAGTTATCTCTATCCTGTTGTGGATATAGATTTCTAACATCCTGAGAGAAAGACTTAAAGGATACACCAAAACCAAGATCCTTATCTAATGGTATTGATGAACATACTAAGATGACATTATAAACACCATCTTGTCCAGATGTGCCAGGCACATGAGGTTTATTCTCTTGTACTCTGTAAACTGCAAAACTATCTACAGCTTTTGATCTTTGAACTGTAGGTAGTGCTTCAATTTGTTGTTGTGTGGTTCTCTGGTTTACTTGGTTTAGGAATAGGCCTGGATCTGTATTAATACCAGTAACAGTAAACTGTTTCGTTGATAATACGTTAGCTACAGGGTGTACACCGTTATATCCAAGTTTTTGATTAGATGTGCTATTGTTTACACTAATAACATTTCTAATCGTTACTTCATCTTCTTTCTGTAATCTGTGAGGTTCCTCTGTGGTAAAGGTGAGAGTATTGGAATTATATGTGGCGTTCTTAAGAAGTTTCACGTTCTTAAGTTGAGTTGGGTTACTCAAGTCTGCACTTAGGAATGATGCACTACCGATACCAACTGTCTTTGATTCTTGTAAAATGAAGCCAGGTTTTGGAGCACGAGCATTTGTATGTTCTTTTGGTATGACATACCTTGCTCTATAAACTCTATCGAGTAATGATCTGTTATCTACTCTTCTCTTAAGGAATGTAGTACCTGTTTCTTCTCCAATAACACCAACACCAATGGTATTAAGAGCAGGGAATATAGTATTAAATGTCGTACTTGGGTGTCCAAGAATATACCAACCACCAACAACTCCTGACACACTATTAATAGTGTAAGTTGTTTCATCAAACTGCATTGGATGGCCAGGATCGCCAGGATTTTTATCTGATACAGTTGATCTGACAGTTAGTTTACCACCACCATTTGATATACCAGTGATAGGTCTACGAGCGATAGCATCGTTGAATGTAGATGCCAACTGTATTCTATCTGCAGCAAGTGTACCACCAGATATTGCAAAGTAAATCTTGTCATTGATGACTGCTGCTGGAGTTTCACCTGTATTACTGAATACCCTAATCTTCTCTCCATTCACTAATTGGTGGTTTTGAGTGAATTGAAGTACGTTAGATATGATGCCATTGACGCCAGAGTTTCTAACAACTTCGTATTCTTTTACTGATGATGTTCCAATACCACTAGGCACTTGCATGAACAAAGGAGATTCATAAGTTTCCTGTACGGCCTGTCCAGATAAGGTATTAACCAAACTTAGGAATAACTTATCATCTTTTCTAGCACCAACCTTGAATGAGTCAATCTCTGCTGGAGGCACTATTTCCTCGTTATCATATCCAAATAGATACAATCTATCTGTGACACCAACACCAATAGTCTTTCTAGTATCAATAGTCAACCAAGATACTGTAGAGTCCTCTCTTACAATCTCTCTTGGTGGTATGATATGTGTAATATAACCTACATCATCTCTATCAAATGAGTCTGGACGGAAACCTGTAGCCTCAAGAGCAGTCTGTCCAAAGTTAGAGTTAGAGTTGGTGATTGATGCGTCACCGCCTCGTTCTGCGTGGAAGTGTCTAGCGTATGCAATAGCGAAAACAGACACCAACTGGATAACAGAATTATTCCTAGTCCTCATGTGTGA